ACCTAATAATACAAATAATGCTTTAGTGTCACAACAAGCTACCAATAATTCATTGTTAAGTGCAGCAGAACAAAAAGCAAAAGGGTTAGTTGGCGCAAATGTTGCAACATTAGGACAAATGGCAACAGGTGGCTTAGTGAAACCAGGTGCCGACATCATTGCCCAACGAAAAATTAATGCAGGGTTTCCCGCAGCAACTGCCATTACTAGTAACTTATTAACAGGTGCTAAAGGTGCACAAAATGCAGATCAATTATTAAACAATGCTTCAGCACAAGCAGGTGCATTTGTTTCTGCCGTTAATAAAGGTATGGGACAATTGCAAGGTACAGGAGCAATTACTGCTAATTTAGCACCTACACAGGTTGCAGGTTTGGCTATGGCAGCAGCAAATCAAGGTATTGGTGCAGTAACAAGTGCGTTAGGTGGTAATGCAGCGTCATTATCTAAAATTGGTAACGATATTGCAAGTGGTAATTTTGCAGGTGGCATTGCAGATAAAATCACAGGTGGGTTAAGTGGTATTGGTGCAAGTATTGGTGGTGCGCTTGCAGGAGCAGCAGGTGCCATTGGTAATGCAATCAAAGGTGCAGCAGGTAAATTACAATCAGTGGCTGAACAAGCATTCCGTGGTATTGAAGCATCGTTTGCAAATCTCAAACCAAATGAACCCAATGTATTAGGTGGTGGAGATCCTGTGCTACCATTCGCTGAGTCAACTAAATCCATTGCTAATATTGAAGCGTTATATCAAGATGTACGTACTAAATTAAATGCATATTATGCTGACAAGACTGAAGAAAATAAAGCAGCATGGGATGAAGCAGGACAAAAACTTAAACAAGCATTGGCTCAAGTAGAAAAGAATTCACAAAATGCTACAGCATCATCAGTAGGTGGTATTGATATAGCAACGGTAAGTAAAGGCTTAAGCGGTGGGTTAAACGCACAAAATATGAGCGCAATTGCTAATAAGGTAACAAGTGGTGCAGCAGAAATAGCAACTACTGCAAACAGTGGACAAAATGCCCTTCCAGGCGGCATCTCATCAATGATGAACACTGTTACAAAATCTGTCAGTGGTTCAGACACATCCAACCCAATATCATCTATCGTTGGTGCGGTAGGTGGCACTGTTAGTTCGTTAATATCAGGTGCAGCAGGTAAGGTTAATGGTTTGGTGGGTAGTGTTACAGGAGCAGTAACAAGTACATTTAAGTCATTGGGTGGTAACGTATCTAACGTAGCCTCTGCGGTAAATGCACCAACTGCTGCTATTGCTGCGGTAAAAGGTGATTTGTCAAAAGCAAGTGGTGCGTTAAATGGTCAGTTAATGTCTAAGTTAGGATCCTTAGGATCAATGGCTTCAGAAATAAAAACACCTACAGTTGCAACAGGTACATTTAATAATACTGCATTGGTAGCAAAAGCAGGGACATTAGTTGGTGATGCAAGTATTCCTGCACCTGTGTTTACTGTAGGACCAAAAGAACCTGAAGAACCAAATGCACAGCAAACTAGTTTAGAAGAAGCAGGTAGAAAAGTACAAGAAGAAACAGCAAAAACTAAAGAACTTTTATTATATCGTCAAAAAATAACTGAAAATTATGAGGAAGGAAAAATTGATAAGGCTGCATATTTAAGATTGCTGAAACTATGGGTAGAAAAAGCAGATGCAAGACTTAAAAGCCAACAACAAGCTGAAGCAGAGTATGCAGCCTTATTAAAAGGTGAATCAGCAAGTGAAACAGCAACTTAAATAGGTTATAAATAATATATTATGGCTACATACTACGGATTTTCAACACAAGAGATTGGATTAAAAACAAGGTTAACGGAGCCTGGGCGAGATGGTGGGGTGGCAGGTATTACACGTCCTGTACCTATTACTAAAAAATTTACGTTAACTGATCAAAACTTAGTAGTTCGTGACTTATTAAATGCGTTTAATATTAAACAAGGTGATAAAGTAGGACAACCTGCATATGGGTCATCGTTATGGAATTTCTTATTTGAACCAAATAATACAACTATTTTAGGTCAAATTGAAGATGAAGTACGTAGAATTATAAGTTCTGACCCAAGAATTGTATTAGGATCAGTCTATATTAACAATCAAGAGAATGGTATTTTGCTTGAATTAGAAGTTGCTTTTACTCCATTTAACAATCCTGTCAACTTAGGAATACTCCTAGACCGTAATACAGGGGTTGCTAGCACAGTATAAATACAGAATAAGGGATGAATTATGGCATCAAGTAGCAGACAAAGTGCGCTTTTTGGAGTACAGGATTGGAAAAAGATCTATCAAACATATCGTGAAGCAGATTTTACGAGTTATGATTACGAAACTCTACGTAAAGCATTCATTGACTATCTAACTACCTATTATCCCGAAACATTTAACGATTATATCGAAAGCAGTGAATTTATTGCACTACTTGACGTGATTGCCTTTATGGGCCAATCAATGGCATTTCGTAGTGATCTTAATGCACGTGAAAACTTTATTGATACCGCAGAACGTAGAGATTCTGTTATAAAATTAGCTAATCTTGTTAGCTATAACCCAAAAAGAAATACTTGTGCGCAAGGTGTTGTAAAAATTGTTGCAGTACAAACAACAGAAAACATTCTAGACATTAATGGTAATTCATTAGGTAATCAAATTATACAATGGAATGATCCATCTAATCCATATTGGCAAACACAATTTAATTCAATTATCAATGCTGCGTTAATTAGCAGTCAATACGTAGGCAAACCAGGCAACTCTGCCATCCTACTCGGTGTAAAAACTGATGAATACACCATAGCAATACCTGATGGTTACTTACCCATTGTTCCATTTATTGCACAAGTTGATGGTGTTGATATGAACTTTGAACTAGTAAGTGTCACTAGTGTCAATGATAATGCCTTATATGAAATTCCACCCGCTCCTGTTGGTGCGTTTAATATTCTTTATCAAAATGATAAACTAGGATATGGTTCACCTAATACAGGATGGTTTGCTTATTTTAAGCAAGGTGTACTAACTAATGTAGACTTTGCTTTTGCTGAAGCTATTGAAAACAATGTACAACTAATCAATATCGAAGGTATTAATAATACTGATACATGGTTATACAAATTAGATAGTGCAGGTACACCAAGTGAATTATGGAAAATTGTAGAAAGCGTTTATGCTAACGCACAGTTACAATTGGAGAATAGTGGTCGTAAAATATATTCAGTAACTTCACGTTATAATGATCAAGTTACTTATATTTTTGGTGATGGCGTGTTTGCTGAAATACCTATTGGTAGTTTTAGAGCATATGTACGCAGTGGTAACGCATTAAAGTATACCATTGATCCTATCGAAATGCAAGGAATCACAGTAAATATTGGTTACCTAAGTCGTTCAAATCGTATTGAAACCTTGACGTTAACGCTATCATTACAATTACCTGTCAATACTGCACAAACACGTGAAAGCTTGACAAGTATCAAAGAACGTGCTCCTGCAAGATATTATGCACAAAATCGTATGGTAAATGGTGAAGATTACACAAACTTTCCATATACTTTATACAATAGTATTATCAAATCTAAAGCACTTAACCGTAGTAGTGTTGGTGTAACACGTAGTTTAGACTTGTTAGATCCTACAGGAAAATATAGTAGTACCAATGTGTACGCAGGTGATGGTGCATTATGGAAGATTGATGGTGATAATCCTGACACAGGTGCTCCTACTACTGCCACCACGTTTAGTTTGAGTAATATTAATTTTGCAACAGAATTTTTATCACAAACTTTCCAACAAATTCTTGGCAGTGAACAATGTCAACAATATTATCTAGAGTATTATCCACGTTATAGTGGTTATTATCAACCTGCAGGTACAGCAGGTGGTTACAATGCATATTGGCATTTAAGTACAGTTAACAGCGATAATGTAACAGGGTATTTCTTTATTGATACTACTGCAGAGTTTCCACAATCTGTTGGTCCATTAAATGGAACAGATTTGCGTTATATCGCAGCAGGTACATTGATTAAGTTTATTTGTCCTGATCCATCAACACAATGTTTTGATAAGAATAATCGTATTGTAACACGCACACCAAATTATGCCATTGGTGATAAAACATATATTTGGACAGGTGTTGAACAAGTTATTGATGATGGATCTAATTATAATACAGGTAATTTAGATAATGGTACAGGACCAATAACGTTAAGTGAATATATTCCTGATCGTGCAGTTATTGATAAAACATTGACAAGTACGCAAACGATAACCGATATTACGAGTGCGATACCTGGGGTGGTGACTATTTTAACAGGTGGTAGCACAGGATCGACTGCTCATCGTTTAGTTGATGGGCAAGAATTACGTATCACTGATGTTGGTGGTATGATTGAATTAAACAATAACATTTATTATGCCAAAGCAAGTGGTTACAGTGCAACAGAATTTGGGTTGTTTAATGATTCTGCACTAGAAAATCCCGTTAATACAACCATTTATGGTGCGTATACAAGTGGCGGTGAATTTACTACACAGGCAACAGGTATTATTCCTGCCATTGATTCATCATTAAGCAATACTATTGTTCGTCAATGTTTGACATTGATTCAATTAAAACAAAATTTTGCATTGGTATTTGATAATAGTTTAACTGC